TCTGGCTCGTGACCCGTGACCGTGACGCGCAAATCCTGCTCATCTCGGCCGGTCGGGACCTAGTGCTTATCCACATGAACGAAATCGTCGAGCACTTCGAGAACAACTTGGAGTTGATTGGTGACTTTGGCCGCTACAAGCCTGACCAACGTGGAGAGACTAAGTGGGCCCCGCTGGCGGGCGAGCTTATCGTCGCGGGCAGGCACCGAGAGTCAAAGTCCGGCCAGCTTAGCATCCAGGCCCGAGGCTCCGGTCAGCACGTTCTGGGTATGCGAGCCGATTACGTGATTCTAGACGACCCGACCAACGACGAAATCGCCGCCAGTCCGTCCGAGAACAAGAAGCAGATGCGGTGGCTTCGCGGCCAGGTGCTTCACCGGCTCGACCCCGGTGGCAAGGCATTGGTCATCGGCCAGCGAGTGCATGTTCGGGACATGTATGGCCAACTTGAGAAGCAGACGTGGGAGCGTGGCCCCAAGCGAGGCCAGCCATTCTGGAAGGTGGAGAAATCACCGGCCGTCATCCGATGGGAGGACGAGGACCCGGAGAACCCAGAGCCAATCGTACTGTGGCCCGAGCGATGGAACTACCAAGAGCTTATGCAGATTTACGAGCGCATCGGCGGATGGGGGCCATTCAACTGTATCTACCAGCAGAAGCCTCTGCCGGACGGCGGCGGCCTGGTGCAAGAAGTCTGGAAGGAGATGTGCTCTGACCGTGACCGTGGGGGCCGACAGGGATTCCAGGGCGACGACAAGGCCGCTCAGGGACTGCCAATCGTTCGAGTCGTTGGTGTTGACCCTACGCCGAAGGGAAAGGCTGGCGTCATTGTCGGCGACTTGCTGTACGACCGGGAACGCTTCGTCTTCGCGGTCGTGGAAGTCATCCGGCTGGACGCAGGCGTCATGCGCCTAAAGAGCGAGATTGACCGAATCCTCTTCGAGTACCACCCGGATTACCTCGTCTTCGAGCATTCGGGCTTCACGACCTGGCTAGAAGAAGACCCGATTTGGGAATCGTGGCGACACCAAGTTAAGATTATCGACCACCACACCGGCTCCAACAAGAACTCGCAGGAGTACGGCGTGCAAAGTTTGGCTGGCGATTTCGAGTTTGCTCACATCCGCTTGCCCATGGGCGACCCGGAAGGGCGCAACATGACCAACCTATTGTGGGACGAGCTATCCGCGTGGCCAGACGCCGATACAACCGACCTTGTGATGGCCCTATGGTTCATCAAGTACAACTACAAGCGGCTGGTGCCCATCTTCGCGTACAGCGATACATTCCAGGGCAGCAGCACGGACGGGGCATGGAGTTGGCTTGAGAAGCCAGCGCCTGCACAGGGCGGCATCAGCCAAGCCAAAGTAGACAGGTTCCGTAAAATGATGAGAGAGAGTAGATAATGGCGAGGGTTACCCCGGCGCAATTGAAAAAGATTTATGGCGGTCGTATCACCGAAGACTATTTGCTTAGCCAGCTACAAGTCACCATTTACTCCGATAACTTCAACGACCATAAGGACCGGATAGACAAGACAACCGAGCTTTACCAGGGCCACTACAATATGGTCTACCCCGACGGTCAGGCCGACGACGAAATCCTGGTAGAGAACCGAATCAAGACCGACATCCACGACATCAGCCGCCTGGCCAACGAGCCCAAGGCGAGCCTGACGTTCGTTTCTCGCGGCTCTAAGAAGGACGACGCCAAGGAATCGGAAATCCGAGCAAGCATCGCGGCAACGATTTGGGACATGAACCGAGGCGACACATTCACGCGCCAACTATTCATGGACCTAATTGGCTCTGGCTTCATGGTCGCTCCCCTGTACTACAACTCCCAGAGTGAGTACGCGCAATTCACGCGCCTAGACCCTCGATTCTGCTATCCCCAAGTTCGTAACGGAAAGCTACAGAACCTTGTCTATGGAGAACGGGTGTTCTCGCGTGTGGCTGCCTCGATGGAGGAAAAGTTCCCCGCTATCCCACCAGAGGCCACAGACGAGATTGACCTAATCAACTACTACGACGAGCACGAGGTAGTCAAGGCTGCCGTCTTTATGATTCGTCAGCCGCAACAGGGCGTAGGGCGCAACGCTGTGCAACCGCCCGACGAGCGAAGCCTGGTCATCTACGACCGGTGGGTTCATAACCTTGGTTGTGTGCCCGTCGCGTTCGAGAAGCTTGACACGTATGACAATGCCTTCCACGGAATGTTCGAGCAGGTCGGCCGCTCCGTCATCGCGCGTAACGCGATTGTCAAGTACATGGTCGAGTCTGCCGAGTCTCGTGTCCACGCGCCGTTCGAAGAGAAGAACATCCTGAACCCGGATGCGCTGCCTGGACCTAACACTGTGTACCACCACGACCCTAACAGCCAGGACAGCTTCATGCGACGAGTCCAGGCCGAAGACGCAAGCAACCAAATCTTCCCGCTACTGGGCATACTGGGCCAGGAAGAGCGGCAGGAGACTGGCGTTCCCGCCAGCCGGGCAGGCGTCGTGCCTCAGAGCATCGCGTCCGGCTCGTTCGTCACAACTACCCAGGGCCAGCTAACGAGCGTCGTGCAGGAAATCCAGGATAAGATGGCCAACCTGCGTTACCACATCACGTACGTCAGCTTCAAGATTGAAGAGAAGTTCCTGAACTTCGAGAAGCCACTGGTCCGAGCAATCGGCCGCAAGAAGATGTACTTGCCAAGCAAGGACATCGACGGATGGTACGCTCATAAGGTTACGTATGGCGTAGCCGCAGGTCTTGACAAGCAAACGGCGGACGTTCGTTTGCTACAGTACAAGTCTGCCGGTGCAATCTCCGACCAGACGATGCGGGAGCAAATCGACTTCATCCCGGACCCAACCTCAGAGCAGGACAAGATTGACCGAGAGACGGTCCAGCGTGCGTTGGTGCAGAAGTGGGTCAGCGACCCGGCCACGCCTCCGGTTCTACTGATGGAGGTTACGGTTGCCATGAACAATGGTATGGACTTTGCCGATGCGGTCAAGTCCGTGATGGAGCACGCACAGCAACTGGCACAGCAACAGCAGGCTAACGCTGCCGGTGCCAACGCTCAGCCTGGTCCGAACGCAGAGCCTGGTCAGATTGTTCCGCCTCAGAGTCCAACCACAGGACCCGACCAGGGTGTTGCGGCCGGTGGCACCGAGGTTCCGCTATCGGGCGCTGGCGGCGAGACTAAGTTCGCTCCGCCACCGATGCAGCAGATTATCACTAGGAACTAGGAGGATAGATGAATACATCTGACACGGCAGATACGTCCGTGCCACAAGCGGTAACCGTGCCCAGGCCTTGTCCGACGTGCGGCACATGCCCGACGTGCGGACGTGGCACTCATGGCGCATATGCCGATTGGACGTATCGACCGGCCGTTATGCCATATTACGGCCCGGCACAGCCACCCAAGCACACAACTGCTGCTAAAGGATAACACATGGTAGATGTACCCACGACACCCGAAGTCCAAGTGACCAAGGGTACCGGCCCGGACCAATTGGCCCAGGGCGATGCCACGTTGCAGAATAACGAGGCAGCACGACTGTCGCAGATGAATTCGGATGCTCAATCGCAACAAGCGCCGCTCCCAGAGCCTAAATACACGACGCCACAGACCGGCCAAGTGGTTACAGGCACCGAAGCTGACGCACTATTCGGCCCAACGCAGCGTCCGAACGAGCCAATCACGGCCGGTGCCGGACGGGGGCAGTTCATTTTGCCGCCTGATTTCTTACAGCACATGCTGCCAGCACTGCGCGAAGCGGCCAATACGCCGAGTGCGCCAGCCGCCTTGGTCAATATGTTGCAGCTAATCACCTATCACTTGGGGAAGAATGGTACAAGCTAACCCAGAATACGGGGTAAACACTCCTTCGGAGCTTAACTCAGCCACAGGCGTAAGGCCCCCTAAGAAAAAGAATCCTGTTGCCCCACCACCAGAGCCTGACAAGGCAGAAGATTGGTATGGCCTTATCGGCAAGCGTGTCGAGAAGATGCCTACCGACTTTTACCTCCACTCGCCTGACGTAGCGGCCCAGCTTGCTGCATCGCAGTTGTCTGATAAGAACATCCTCCGGCTGTCAAAAAACTATGTGCCGATGCACCAGTGGATTCAGCAGCAAAACACGCTGGGTGGGGTGCCCGGTGCGCTGATTAACGCCCGGCTTAAGGCCATTAACATCCAAGACCCCGCGCTTCGGGTGGCCTCTTTGACGATGATTAACGACATCGCACGGTTGCCAGAGGCCGACCAGCAGATGTTTTTGGCCTATGCCCAGGCCCCAACTGCCGATAGCACCGCCAGCGCAACCGCCGCTATTGGTCAATTGCTGCCGGGCGCTACCACCGACAACGGCATGGTCAACGTAAGCTCCGAAAACGTGACCATACAGCAGGTCGCCATGATTGAGTCGGCGTTCCCGGCCCTCCAAGGTAAAATCCATTTCAGC